CACGTTCCAGAAGTCGTGCCATTCGCCCGCTACCCACGGCACGTCCGAGCCGTCATCGCCCCGGAAGTGAACCGGGCCGCTGTTGGTCGGCAGGCACGAGAGCGTTACGGACGCCACCAGCTTGCGATCCGCAAGCGGCTGGTAGTCGGCCGTCACCTCGACCCTTCTCATGATCACATTGTTCATACGCTTGCCTCCTTCAGCCGGTGGCCCAGGCCACCAGCACCGACGCGAAAGCGGTCGCCGCCGAGCCGACGATCAGCCAGACCATCCGCGAATAGCGCCTCGCGTCCTGCTCCAGCCGGTCCAGCCGCAGCGCGATGCCGGGCTTGCCGTTGCCCCGGATCGCCTCGTCGAGCCGGTCGAGCTTGACGCGGATCTCCGCGAACTCGCGCTCGCACGCCGCGCGGAACTCACCGCTGATCGTCACTTCGCTCACGGTTCTGCTCCCACGTCCTTGGTGTGGATGCGGTAGGTCTGCCGGTAGGGATCGCTCCAGCGCCAACAGCCTTCGCCGCTCAGATTCATGACCTCGTACCGCCGCCCGTTGGCCGCGATCACGTCGCCCGGTTCGGGATCGAATCCCAGTTCTTCTGCCAGGATCAGGAAGTCCCAGACCTGGCCGTTGATCGTCAGGCCCGACTCGTCGGCGACCTCGAACACGGTCCTGCCGTAGGTCGCATGCACGCTCTTGGCGTCTGGCGGCCTGCGGTACTCGACCGGGCTGGAACAGTGCGCGGTGCGCTGCTGCTCCAGCCACTGCGAGCCTTGTTGTAGGAGGTCGCCCACGGTCGGTCTCCGTCACTGAGTCAGGCGCACCCGCACGAGTGCGTCGTCGTCGGCAGCCGCTTTCACGGTCTTGCCGATCTCCTTGTTCGCGCCCGCCTCGCTGTCGGCCTTGGCGACCTGCTCGGCCACGTCCCAGTAGACGCGGGCTCCGACCGCGATGGCCGTGCCCGCGCCTGCCGCCTTGGGGAAGTCGAAGAGGCCGGTCACGGCCAATGCCCCGAGTTTCCCGGTTTGGATATCGAGCTTGGCGACTCCCACGAGTTCGCCCTGCACCACGACATCGCCCGCTGCCACGTTCGCGCCGGGGGTGTAATCCACCGCGTCGCCCGTCTGGATGTACTTCACGCTCATGTCATGTCTCCTTGCGGTTTACGCTTCGCCCTTGAACTTGGTCATGCCCCGGTAGTCCTGCTCGCGCACGCCCAGGTCGAAGTAGACCCGGAACTTGATGCCGAGGGTGTCGAAGTCGGTCTCGCCCTGCTCGACCGTCGGCACGCGGCGGCCCTTCAGGTAGCCGATCTCGAACGTGTCCACGACCGCCGGGTCGGCGAACAGATACCAGGCCTTGACCGACGCGCCCGGATAGTTCGTGTTCGAGAGGTAGGGGCTCGCCACGACCTCGATGTCCTCGTCCGCGAGGGCGTTGTAGGTCGGGATGCGGGCCTTGTTGGAACTGCCCGTGGCGAAGAACGTCACGGAGTTCAGCAGCTCCCGCGCCGTCATCTTGAGCGCCGTGGGCACCAGCAGGAACTTCGGGCTCACGTTGATCGGCTGCCCGTCGGCGTCGGTCTGATCCAGGAACATCTGGATCGCCAGCGCCAGGGAGTCGCCGGAGAGAGCCGTGTCCGCACCGTCCCGCCAGTTCTTGTGGTCAGCGTGGAACAGCGTCTTGCCGTCGCCCTGCACCGGGTTGCCGAGCAGGCGCGTGAAGAAGAGCTGGTCGACCTTCCGCCCGGCCCGAGCGCCCATGCCTTCGGGCACCTTCATGAAGGCGGCCAGATCGTCGTTGTAGATCATCTCGCGGGTGAGCGCGAAGATCTTGCCGAACGTCCCGAGCTGGTTCGTCGCCTTGTCTTCCTTGAGCCCGCCGTGCTTCAGCTCCCCGTCCGGCGCAACCGGTTCGAGGTCGCCCACGTCCGTCAGGCGGTAGCGCTCCGACTCCTTGAAGTCGTTGAGCTCGCCCTCGGAGCAGATGCGCGTCGCCACGATGGCCTGGGACTCGAAGGCCCGCAGGAGCTTCTTGTTGGCGACGTTGTTGAGGATGCCCGGCAGCGACACCGTCGAGAACGCGGCCCGGATCGTGTCGTTGCCGAACGTGCGCGGGATCGTGCGTCCTTCCATCTCGGCGCATTCGGCCAGCAGCGCCTGGAGGCTGATCTCGCGGTTGGCGTAGGCGCTCTCGACGATCTGCTCGCCGTACTCCTTCACGAGCGTCTCCTCGGGGATGCGGGCCCGCAGGCAGAGCGACGCTTCCAGCGACCGCGCCGTGAAGGCCGACCCCTTGTCGGACCGGGTCACGATGTGGACATCGGCCTGGGGCCTGTTCTCCCGCATCGCCTTGAGCACCTTCTGCGAGGTGTCCTCGATGCTCCAGCCGAGCCGGATCGCGTCGCGCTCGATGCGCGGGAACTCGCCCCCGCAGATCTCCTGGATCGCGGACACGCGTTCGCGCTCGGTGCGAACCGCCGACTGTGCTTCCTCACGCGCCTGGATGACGGCCTCGGCCGCGCTCGGCTTGCCCTCGACCGGCTTGGCAGGTCCCGCCTGCGTGCCACGCGCGGGCTGGTCGCCGTCCGGCTTCCCGGCAGCGTTCATTTCCGCCTCGTACATCGCCTTGAGATTCGCGGTCTGATCTTCCGACAGGTCCGCGAGCACAAAGCCCTTCGCCTCGACCCACTTCTCGAAGTCCATTGTCATGACCTCCATGTTGCTGTTGCCTTCAATGACCGGAATGCGCCCGGCCTCCACTTTCGCCGTCGTCGCGTCGTCCGCGCCGAGCGCCACGAAACTCATTTCGCCCAACTTCGCCTGGCGGACCATGTAGACCGGCCCGGCGAACTCCTTCCCGTTGGCGGCCGCCGTCTTGCCCTCGGGCACGAAGACGACCTTCTTTACCGCCGCGCCCAGGCTCGCCTGCCAGGGAAAGCCGTTGTCGGACGCGCCCACCACTTCCCGCGCCGCGCTGCCCACGCCGGAAATCACTCCGGCGACGGTCAGTGCGGTGCCTTCCACGCCGACGGTGTCGGTGTGCCCGACGATCCGCGCGGTGTCGTGGTTCATCAGGATCGGCCGCGACTTCTTGCCGAGGGCCAGTCCGGTCAGGTCCACGACCACCGGGTACGGCCAGCCCGCGAGCGCCATCGCGCCGCCGGTGTAGGCGGTCATGGTGAAGCGCCGCAGCGTCTTGCCGTCGTCGGCCGTCGCCGCCTGGAGGTTCACATCGCCCGCTTCGGCGCGGATGTAGAACCCGCCGGGCACGGTCTTCCTCGTCCTATTCATCGTTGTCTTTCTCCTCCGTCTCGTTGCCGGATGCGGACGGAACGGTCTCCGTCGCGCTGAGTCCGAGTTCATCCATGAGGGCTTTCTCCTTGGCGCGTTGCCGCAGTTCCATCTCCCAGTCCTTGCCCTGCCGGGCATACTCGTGCGCCAGCGTGGTGGTGTGGTTCCGCAGGCGCGTCTCCTGCGCGTTAGCTTCCTTGGCGGGATCGACGTGTTCGAAGCCGTCCCAGAACCACTGGTGCGGGGGGATGATGCCGATCAGGCCGAGGTTCCGGGTCAGGACGGCGTATTCGCGGAGCCATGCCGTGAGCACGCGGTCCAGGACTCGCGACGCCGTGAACGACTGATCCACGCGGATGGACTTGAAGTAGGTCTGGTGATCCAGACGCCCGGAAGCATAGTTGTAGCCCGAGGAGTTGCCCGCCGCGATGTTGAACGGCATGTTCAGGCAGCGGGCGATCTCGTTCAGAATCTCCTTCTTGAACTCGGCATAGGTCGTGGCCGGTTGCATCGGCTCGACCTGGCTCATCTTCCAGCCGCCGGGCATGGTCATGAGCATGTTGCGCTCGAGCTCGATCAGGTCCATCGGCTCGACGGCGTCGGCCTCGCCGTTGGCCGGAGCGTCGGTGTAGAGGATGCCCGCGAAGTCGGCCGCCGCCTCCGCCGCCGAGAGCACGGCCAGGGTGAAACGCCGGAGCTGCGCGAAAAGCGGCAAGGCGGGCGTGATCTCGGGGATGCCGCGATGCTGGCCGGGCCGGTCCTGCCGGAAGACGTGGATCATGGCCGGGGCCGGAACGGTGGTGAAATCGTCGAAGACCATCCGGTAGGCACTGCCCGGGTGGTTCTTCATCACC